ATGCTGTTATTCCTGAGTTAGTTAAAATTAGAGATGAGATAAATAGATGGTTATGTCCACAGTACGGAGACAAATACAAATTTGACTTTGATTTTACTTGCATACCTGAACTACAAGAAGAAAGTGACAAAGTAGTTGATCAGCTATCTAAAGCTTGGTGGATAACACCAAATGAAAAACGTGCTGTAATGAATTATGGCGAAGATGAAGAAAATGAAGCATTGAATGATTATTACATACCAGCTAACTTATTGCCAGTTAATGCAGAAAATATAGACATTCCTGTTGAGGAAAATGTAAGAGAATCTGTAGATATAGATGTATCTAAGTTTTTAAAGGAAAAAAAAACTGAAATAGAGTCTAAACAAACTTACGACAACTATCCACAAAGTGCTACTAATAACGCAAAGCGTATGTTAGAATTTAGAGAAAAATATGGACGTGATGTTGTGCAAGGTGGAACTGATATAGGTTGGAGACGTGCCTCACAGTTAGCTAGTAGAACTGCATTAAGTTTGTCAACTTTAAAAAGAGTTAAATCATTTTTAGCAAGACATAAAGATAACTCAAAAATATCAGATGAATTTAAAGGCGAACCATATAAAGATAAAGGCTATGTAGCTTATAATCTTTGGGGTGGCGAATCAATGAGAACTTGGGTAAATAAATTTCTTGACAAGTTAGAATCATAATATGCTTAACAAAAGAGATAATTGGCAACGTGCATTTGAAAAACAAATGGGCATTGCAGAAAGACGTAATATTCCTAAAGTAAAAAAATTCTATAAAACAGAATACAAAAAAGGGGTAGATTCTTTTTTATCTATGAATCAAACTAATTTTGATATTCTATTCAACGTAACTACATTGTCTAAACTATATAGAGATTTATATGAAGATATAGGAATGCAATTTGCTAAATGGTATGCAAGACATTTTGATAAGTATATATCAAAGGGCGTAAACCCAAAACAATATGAGTCATTTTGGATGGAAAGATTTGCTTACTTTGGTTCAGTAATAGCAGCACAAAGAGTAACACTAGTTTCTAACACAGCTAAACAAACACTAATAACACTTACACAAAGATTGATGTCTGACCCTGAATTTATGATGATGGGTGTTGCACAACAAGCTAGAATATTAAATAATAGATTTGGACAATATTCTTTAATGCAAGCTATTAGATTAATTAGAACTGAAGGCACTAACATAGCTAACTACGCTACTATGCAAAGCGCACAATCTATATTCCCTGCATCACAATTAAAAAAAGAATGGATAGCTAGTTTTGATGATAGAACCAGAGATGCACACGCTCAGGCTGATGGACAAATAGTAATGCAATCTGACCCTTTCTTAGTGGGTGGTGAGCAATTACTTTATCCAGGTGACCCAGCAGGTAGTTCAGAAAACGTCATAAATTGTAGATGTAGTGTTGCGCCTTTTCCAGTAGAAAACGCTGAAGCAGATGGTACAATTGAAAATATTGGCTTAGGCTTAGGTGGTCAACTAACATAGCTAAAATTTAAAATTTGTATATTTACAAAAATTTTTTCTATGAATACTATATTATATAAACAAGCACCTATTGGAGAGCTTTTAGATGCTGACGAAAACGCAGGAATTATAAAAGGTTACGGATCATACTTTGGAAACAAAGATTCAGATAGTGACATCATTGTAAAAGGTGCTTACACAAAAACAATACAAGAAAACGGAGAACGTGTTAAATATTTATATCAGCACGATATGAATCAGCCAATTGGTAAAATGCGTGAATTATATGAAGATGATAAAGGTCTTGTATTTGTAGCAGAGATAGCAAAAACACAATTAGGTAAAGATGTAGTAGAGTTAATGAAATCTGGGGTTATTACAGAAAACTCTGTAGGTATAATGCCAATACAAAAAGAAAATAAAGGCGACTATAGAGAAATCAAAGAAGTTAAATTATATGAAATTAGTGCTGTAACATTAGCTGCTAATGACCAAGCAAAAATATTAGATGTCAAAGGTAATGTAGATTTAGAGAAATTATCAAAGAGATATGACAATCTAAGTAAATTAATCAGAAAAGGTAACATATCAGATGAATTAGGATATGCTATTGAAGCTGAAATACTAAAACTGAAATCATTATTTGTAGAGTTCACAAAGCCGACAGAAGAAGTCACTTTGCCGAATGTTGAAGCTAAAGCAAGTGATTTGGATATATACAATTATTTAATTAATTCCTTAAAAAAATAAAAATGGAAGAAAACGTAAAAAATCAATTAGATCAGTTAAATACTGCTATTGATTCAAAAATCGAAAAAGCTAAAGACATTGCTGTTGAAGCATCTGTTGTACAAGCTGACGAAATCGTAAAAAGCCAAGTATCAGAAATGACTACTAAGTTTAACGATAGACTAGATGCTATTGAAGTATCTAACAAAAAAACATTTGAAGCTAACCAACCAAGAGATTTTAAATCTGCTTTAGGAAAAGCTTTATCAGAAGGCGCAATTGATTCATTAACTAAAGGTAACTCAAGAAGTGCATCATTTCAGATTAAAGCTGATATGACTACTGGAGCTGACTTTACAGGTGAAGTAATTCCTGCTGATAGAGTACCAGGATATTTTTACGATCCTACTAGACCAGTACACGTAAGAAGTTTAATTTCTGGTGGTTCTACTGTAAGTGATGTAATAAGATATGTAACAGAATCAGGATATGCTAACAACGCTGCACCAGCTGCTGAGGGAGCAACATTAGCACAATCTGATTTTGATATGACTGCATCAACTGCATTAGTACAAAAAATTGGTACTTACTTCAGAATATCTGAAGAAATGCTAGCTGACACGCCTCAATTAACATCTTATTTATCTGCAAGAGCGCCAGAAAAATTATTAGAAATAGAAGATTCACAACTATTATCTGGTAACGGTTCTGCTCCAAATCTAAGTGGTATCATTGGTGCTTCTGCTGATTTTGATGTATCTTCAGGAGGTGCATTCTACCAATCTGTAGAAAGTGCTAATGAATTTGATGTAATCGTTGCTGCTTTAAATCAATTAAGTCTTGCTAACTATAGCGCTGATTGTATCTTATTAAATCCAACAGATTTTCATAAGATATTATTATTAAAAGATACAACTAACAACTATATCAAGGACCAAGTATATGCTGGGTTACAACCAACGTTTATGGGTGTTAAAGTTATCTTAAATACAGCTATGGCTGCTGGGTCTTTCTTAATTGGAAACTTTGCTGCTGGTTCACAAATGTGGATTAGAGAAAACCTAAACGTAGAGTTCTTTAGAGAAGATGGAACTAACGTAAGAGATGGTTTCGTTACAGTAAGAGTATCTGAAAGAGTTGCTTTAGCTAACTATTTGCCAAATGCTTATGTAAATGGCGCATTTAGTACAGCAAAAGCTGCATTAGAAACTCCGTAATATAATAATTACACTAACTAAAAAGGGTGCTTCGGCACTCTTTTTTTTTGCCTAATCTTATCTGTAAAATAATAAAATGAAAAAAAACTTTAAAATAAAATGAAAAAATATTTTGTATTTTGATAAAAAGTATTATCTTTGTATAGAACAACAATAACAATTAAATTATATATTATGAACATAGCACAATTTAGAATTAACGGAAGATTCGATTTATCACTCTCAGATTTAGGACAAGACCAACAAGGTTTTGAAGCAATGTTAATAGACAATAAATCCAAAAACGATATTGCATTAAATAGAGGCGATAAAAATATAGAGTACATAGAATTAAAATCCAACTGTTGGAAAGTTTATAATGTTGCTGAATTACAAATAATAATAGAAGAAGCTAAATTAAAAGCTAACCTAATTATACAAAGTGAATTAACAGAAACAAATAAAAGTTTATTTATAAACTAAACAATAATAATTAAAAACAAAACAATGCAATCAATAATTACATTTATTAAAAAAGACAAAGACAATTGGAAATGGCTATTAGGTTTTTATGCCATAGCTACAGTATTAACTTTAATTTTAACAATACAAATATAATGGATGCTAGAGATTACTTAGATAATTTATTAGACCCTTACAATCAATTTGAATACGAATGCCCTGTATGTGGTAGACCGCAAAATTTTAAAAGTCCTTGTAGCTCTGTTTGTGAAGAGGCTGAAATGATATGAATAAAAAACAAATTAATTTTTGGCTTAGTGCTTTACTAATATTTTTTACAATAAGGCAAGCTTTATTATATTATGATGTTTTAGGTGCATTATTTTTCTTAATTTTAACTCTAGCTATTTTAAATAATAGAAATATATAGTTTTTTGTTAGTCTGAAAAAGCCAGCTATTTTAATCGATAGTTGGTTTTTTTGTATATTAGAGTGTGGATAACAATACTCGTGGATGTTACGCAGAATACAAATTTGCAACAATGGCTATGGAATGCAATATGCGAGTATCAATGCCTCTTCTTGATTCATCGCCTTATGACTGTATTGTTGAACTTCCTAATGGCAAACTAAAAAAAATACAAATAAAATCTACAGCAAAGGGAGAACACCCAAAAGGTATTCATATTACATTAAGATATTCTAATATTAGTTACACAGTTGAGGAAGTTGATTATTTTGCTGTATGGATAGAAATAAGAAAAGGATTTTATATAATTAAAAACAATGGCAAAATGTCTGCATTTAGAATATCTAAGAATGGTAAATATTCAAAAAATTTTAATAACTTTGCTAAAATTGTTTAATTTTATTGTTTTCATTGTCTAAAAGGTGCTACAAATTTATTGTGGCACTTTTTTTTTATCTTTACAAAAAATAATATTATGAAACTAAAAGTATTAATGCCTTTAAATCACAAAGGCAAAGTTTATCAAAATGGTGATTCAATAGACGTACCTGTTGAGAAAGTAGCAATATTTATTAATAAGGGGTGGGCAGCTAAATTCGAAAAGAAAGAAGCTAAACCAAAAAAAGTAACAAAAGAATTAAAAAAAGATTCTATAGAAACTAAAAGCGATGCGACAAATAAAGATTAATTCTGTAACAGGTAGTGAAATTATAACAACATCTGATGTTAAAGACTATGTAAGAATAGACACAAGTGCTGATGATAGTATTATATCAAGAATGATAGTACAAGCTAGAATTTGGTGTGAAAATTATATATCAAAAGATATAGTAGCTAAAACTAGATCGTATTACATACCAGAAACTAATTCAGGTATATTTGACTTACCTTTTGCGCCTGTTGCTAGTATTCAATCAATCACTATAGATAGCACAACTGCTTCTTATGAAATTTTAGGTTTAGATAACGAAACTATTGAGTTAGATGCTGGTCCTGCTAGTAAAGTAAAAATAGATTATACTACTTCAGGATTATCTGACGACTTATTAAAACAAGCTATGTTACAATTAGTATCTACTTATTATGACAACAGATCTGATTTTGTAACTGATACAAAAGGTGATATTGATGAAGTTCCTAGCTCTACAAAAAACATTTTAAACTCATATAAAACAATGTTTTTATAATGGATGCTGGTAAACTAAATCAAAGAATAACTATAAAAAGATTAACTAAAGCAAGTGATGGTTATGGTGGATTTAATTCTACATTGTCTGATGTTAAAACTTTGTGGTGTTCTTTAAAAGAAACAAGTGGAGAAGTTAAAGATGAGTTTGGTAAACGTGAAAGGTATGTAGAAGTAGAATTATTGGTGAGAAAAAAAACTGCTGATGATATAACTATAGGTGACATATTTATAGCAGAAGGTAATTCAGATGAATTTAGAATTAACAATATGTATCAATCTAAATTAGATTTTTATGTAGAAATTAAAGCAACAAAAATTGATTAATGAGAGCTAGTATAAAAATAAATCAAAGTGATTTAAATCAACTAAATAAAAAATTAAATTTTTTTAAAGATTTTGATAAAAAAGTTTTATCAAGTGAGTTGGGTCGAACTGCTTTAGATATTTCAAGACTAGCAAAAAGAACTGTGCCTGTAGATACAGGTGGATTAAGAAACTCAATAACAGCAGAAATACAAGGCAAAACTGTTTCTGTTGTAGTAAATAAAGATTATGCGCCTTATATAGAATTTGGCACTGGTAGTATGGTTAAAATAGACGATATGGTTTCACTAGGCATTCCGCCAAGTTATGCAATGCAGTTTAAAGGTAAAGGATTACGTGAAGTAAACTTACCAGCAAGACCATTCTTATTTAGTAGCGCAAGAATAGAATACAACAAATTATTAAATAGGTTAAATAATAGAATAAAAAAAATTAGATAATGTTAGAAGCAATACATTACGTGAGAAAGGCTATAATAGCTAAATTAACGAACAACGTTACTATAAACAGCACAACTATTCAAATTTACAATAGAGTGCCTAATAACGCTTCTTATCCATTTATACGTGTATATTCTGTATCTAATAATGAAGTAGACCAAAATCAAACACAATACAATTTTGAGACAATAACAAGAATAGAATGTGTGACTAGATTTGTATCAGATGATGGTGGCGAACTAGATGTTAATTTAATGATGTCACAAGTTTTGCAACAAGTGAGAACAAGACCAAACAATTATATTGATTTAAGTACAGATGGTTTTAATGTATATACTAGTGTTAACGCTGGTATTACATATTTGACTGACGACCTTAGCGATCATACATATTACAGAGCAATATTAGAATTATCTAACAAAATAACACAAAATTAAAATGATACAAGACTATAAAACGTTATTTATAAATATGGGTAGTCTAGGACTATCATTAACAGACATTGACATAATACTAAAAATAGCATTATTAGTTATAACTATTGGTTATACATTACAAAAATGGTATTTAATGAATAAAAGAAAAGATGACTAGAAATTTTACTAAAGAAGAATTTGATTGTAACTGCGATTGTGGTAGTTGTGATATGCCTATAAATGTTTATCACAATATAGTCAAAGTTGCAAATCAATTACAAGTATTAAGAGATGAGTTAAAAAAGCCTATACACATAAATTCTGGATGGCGACCAGAGGAATATAATAATTCAATTAAAGGCTCATCAAAAAAATCACAGCACATATTAGGCAAAGCCGCAGATATATCTATTAAAGGATTATCTTCTTTAGAAGTATATAAGACAATAGAAAGACTTATAGAAAATGGAGATATTTTACAGGGTGGTTTAGGCTTATATGATAATTTCGTACACTACGATATTAGAGGCACAAGAGCTAGGTGGGACTATCAAAAAAAATTATAATGGCAAAGAAATTTAAAGACACAAAAATCGGTAAATTTTTATCAAAAAATGGGTCTAGTATTGTAGATTCTTTGGGTGATGTATTGCCTAATAATGGTGTATTTGGATTAGTCAAAAATCTTATTGATAAAGATGTTAAAATGCCAATAGAAGATAAAGAAAAAGCAATGAAATTACTAGAAATGGAAATGATTGAAATGAAAGAGATAAGTAATAGATGGGCATCGGATATGTCTACATCTGGCACTTTTTTATCTAAAAATGTACGACCTATAACACTTATGTTTTTTTCTGTAAGTTATGTAATTGGATGGTATTTAGATTACTCACTAGACTCTATTACTGGATTACTTTCATTAATTGTAGGTTCATATTTTGGTAGTCGTGGATTAGAAAAAATAATGGGCAATAACAAGCACAAATAATGGCAAAAAATCAGTCTCAATTTATTAAATTAGATAGACCAAAAAAAAAGAGAAAAGGGGTTCATTCAAAGTGTAAATCTTCTAATCATAAAGGTTCAAAGAATTACAAAAAAAAATATAAAGGACAAGGCAAAAACTAGATATGGCTACATTATTTGGAACTAAAATACAAGACACTTATGACGGACTTTTAAAAGTAACCGATAACATAGGTATTACTGGTACTAAAAAATTTATTACTGATGGTTTAGGAGTCAATTCTAGTGTCAAAATATCTAGTTTAGATTTTGAAGTTGCCAACTTTTTTTTTATAGATGTCCTAAGTGGTCAAGACCCATCTAATTATAAAGTAGGTATAAACACATCATCGCCAACACAAATGTTACACGTTGTTGGTAATATGCGTTTAACAGGTGCTTTCTACGACTCTAATAACGCTACAGGTACATCAGGACAAATATTAAGTTCAACTACGTCTGGTACTGACTGGGTAGATATAACTGCAATACAAACATTAAGTGGTTCTGGTACAACAAATTATTTGACTAAATGGACTAATAATACTGTTCTTGGTAATAGTATATTATATGAAACTAGCTCAAAAATAGGAATAGGCACAATAACACCTAGTGAAAAATTACACGTTGATGGCAATGTAGCAGTAGATGGAGAATTACATTTACTATCTTCCAATGAAGTTTATGGTATTATAAAGCCAGAAAATTCTATAATAAAGTTTTATGCAGGTGATGGTATATCTGCTACAGGTACGCCAGATGTTATAATTACTGGTGATGGTAATTCAAGACTAGGCGTTAATGTTGCTAGTCCAGATGAAGCATTACACGTAGTTGGTGATGCACTTATAACAGGCGATTCACACGCTGATGCCTTTAAACCAGCAGTGACAGCTAATCCTATAAAATTTAAAAACTTTGCCAGTACCGAATTAATGCGTATTACTGACACTGGTTTAGTTGGTATTGCTAATAACAGTCCATCTTATACATTAGATGTAACAGGTACAGCTAGAGTTTCTGGCGACACATATTTTGTAACACAAGCTAATAGTGATGATAGCAATAAAGTTGCTACAACAGCTTATGTTAAAAACTTAATAGAAGAAATACCAGCAGGTTTAATTTTTCAAGGTACTTGGAATGCAAGTACTAACACACCAACATTAACAAGTGGCTCAGGTACAACAGGGCATTTCTACATAGTATCAACTGATGGCTCTACTAACTTAGATGGCATAACAGATTGGAAGGTAGGCGATTGGGCAGTATTTGTAGAGCAAGGAGTAACAGATCAATGGGAAAAAATAGATAATTCATCTGTGTTAGATGGCTCTGGTACAGGGCAAAAAGTAACACTTTGGTCAGGCTCTGGTACATCAAACACATTAACAGATGCGCCAATAACTGTTGATGGTAATGATGTTAAAATCACTTCATCAGGAGATACAAACTTAATATTACAATCAGCAAGTCCTGGTTCAACAAGTCTAGATTTCTATGAAGGTACAGCTGAAAAAGCACACGTAACTTTTGATACTGTTAATAATGTTTTGACAATGGGTAGAGCCTCTGGTGGTTTATCTATAGACAATTCAGGAAACACAACTTTTGCAGGTGATATAACTTTAGGTGCTAATCATATTGGTAGAGATGATGATAACTATATAGGATTTCAAAGTGATGATTTAATTAAGTTTAGAGTTGCTGGCGCTACACAAGTAAAAATAAGTGATGGAGTATTTACACCACAGACAGATAGTGATATTGACTTAGGCTCTAGTGGTGTTAGATTCAAGGAACTTTGGGTAGATTCAATTAATGGAGGCTCAGTAGTACCAGGATCATACTTACCACTATCTGGTGGGACAATGACTGGAACAAATGGTGTTGCCTTTCCAGATGACTTTTTTTTATATCTAGGTACATCAAGTGATTTAAGAATCTATCATAATTCTACAAACGGAAGTAATATATGGAATACTGTTGGCAACTTAACAATACAAAATACAGCGGATAACCAAGACATATTATTTAAAAATGATAACGGTGCTGGTGGTAACGCTATATATTTTTACTTAGATGGTAGTTTAACAAATGGTACAACTACATTAGGAGCAACAAGATTTCCAGATAATTCAAAGATTTTTATGGGTACTGGTGGTGATCTTGTATTTAATCACGATGGTACTAATAGTTTTATAGACAATTTGACTGGTGATTTTACTATCGAAAATGCTGGAGATGATTTAATTTTAAAGTCAGCAGATGATTTTTTAGTTTATGTACAAGGAACAGATATAGCTATTCAGGCAACTGGAGATGGTAAAGTAGGATTAAGATATAACAATGTAGAAAAACTTGAAACCACAAACACAGGTGTTACTGTAACAGGTAGTTCAAATAGATTTAGTGTTGATTTAACAACTGCTTCAGCTATAGACATAGGATATTATTCAAGTGTAAGAACAATTAGGGCAGTAGAAACAGGTGGTAATAATTTAAGACCTTTAGCTATTTTATCACAAAACTTTAGTGTTGATTCAACTGGTAGCGCAACTTTTGTAGGTGCTGTTGGTATTGGACTAACAAATCCAACAGTTCCTCTAGATGTTGAAGGTAAAATAAGAAGCAATGACAGTAATAGTGGTGATTATATAGAAATATTTTGTGACGGTAGTGTTTCTGGTGATTCTTATATAGAAAATACTAATAATAATATACAAATAAAATCAGCATTTGCTACTAGTTTTTCTACATCAGGTAGTGTAGCTATGTTTATAAATAATAGTCAAAAAGTAGGTATTGGAACGACATTACCTAAAACCTCTCTTGATATTGTTAAAAATTCTGACATATGGCATTTGATGGTTGGTGGTTTAACAAAAAAACTTCTAGTAGGAGGTCAAGCAGCAAGTGGTGATGTGGTTTTACAAGCTGGAGCAGCAAGTACAGCTAACAATGCAGCTGTAACAACTGCTTATAATTTATGTTTGCAAAGAGATGGTGGAAATGTCGGAGTTGGAAATGCTAATCCTCAATCAAAACTACAAGTTGCTGGTGGTATTCAAATGGCTAATGACACAGATACAGCTTCAGCTAGTAAAGTAGGCACACTAAAATATTACACGTCAGGAAATAACTCTTATGTTGATATGTGTATGCAAACAGGCGCAACAACATACGAATGGATTAATATAGTACAAAATAATTGGTAAATGGGTAAAAAATATACAACAAATTTTTTAGAAGATACAAATGGGTCAACTGGCGCATCTAATCAAGTTTTAATATCTACGCCTACTGGTATAGACTGGGTCGATGGCTCAGGGTCAAGTATTATAGGTGGTCCTTATTTACCGCTTTCAGCTGGTTCAAGTTATCCACTGACGGGAAGATTATACGCCCAAGATGATATTTATATATCAGGCTCACACGTAATTAAAAATATAAACAACAATCTATTTCTTGATTCAGCTTCAGGGTATAATGTAATTATAAGACCACAAGCAACAGAAGCAATGCGTATTGACAGTTCAGGTCGAGTTGGTATTGGAACGACTAGTCCTGGAGCTCCATTAGACGTTAATGGAAATGTTTATGTGAGAGGTACTGGCGTTTTATATGCAGATACACTAGCAGGTTACACTGCTGGTGTTATTACTTTAAACGCTAGTACAAACTTTATAGTACCGTCTGGCAGAGTCGGGATTGGGACGACTAGTCCTACATCTTTATTAGAAATTAGTAAACAATTATCAGCGGCTTCAACTATAGATTATCCATATACTATTTCTTCAAGAGATGATGGTAATTCAATTAATCAAGTTGGAGGCGAAGGTGTAGGTATTAAATTTAGAATAGCTGGTAATGCAGCAACAACACCAGGTAATAGTTTAGTAGGAGCAAGTATTGCTGCTATTAGAGAAAGCGCTTCTGATGCTGATTCAAGCACAGGCTTAGGGCTTTTTGTTACACAAAATGATGAAACATTAGATGAGGCTTTAAGAATTGATCACGATGGCAACGTAGGGATTGGTACGACTAGTCCTCAAAGAAAACTACACGTCCAGCATTCAAGTATAAGTCCTTCTTCTGTATACGGTACGTTAATAGTTGAAGAATCTAATGAATCTTCTATAGGGATTTTAGGTACTACATACTCAAGCATTTATTTTGGAGATGCCCAAGCTCCATACACAGGAGGTATAGTTTATCAACATAGTGATAATCACCTAGAATTCAGAACTAATGGTAATTCTGAAAGAATGCGTATTACTTCTGCTGGAGATGTTTTAATGGGTAACACAGTTGTTAATCCAGCTTCAGGCTTTTCAAATCA